TAAATGAGATTTACAATTACGCGGAGAATAACAAGAGTAAATATAAAGTATATCAGACTGTATTAGACAACAAGCTATTGCTTGAACGTAATTATAGTTTGATGCAGTTGAAAGATACGCAAGTGCAATCATTTACGCAATTACGTATAGAAGAAATTATAAAATCTCCTGTACGTAGAATTGATAAAATGAGCTTTTCTAAATTAATCACAGAGGACAAAATGTGGAATAATATCCCCAATTATCACATTTGGCTCAATGAATGTTTCGGTAAATTAAATAGTTTCGTAGAATAAAAAAATATCGGTTAATAAAAGTTGAAGACCACTTAATTCAGTGGTATAGTAGAGTTATCTTATGGAAAACAAAAAAGCAATTGATTCATTAACAAAATACGGCCGTGACTTCCAAATCAAGTGTATTTCGTGCTTAATATCTGATCGTTCATTTATTGAACGTATTAACGATATTATCGAAGTAGATTTCTTTGAAAGTGATGCAAACAAGTGGGTTGTAAAAGAAAGTATTAAATACTTTAACGAGTATAAAGATCTACCAACCTTAACCGTATTTAAAATTAAAGTTGATGAAGTAAATGATGAACTTCTCAAACGAAGTATTGTAGACAATCTAAAGTTGGTTTACCAAAAGGTAAGCGACAATGATTTGAAGTTTGTCAAAGAACAGTTCTTGGAATTCTGCAAAAATCAGAAACTAAAGAATGCTATTATTGAAAGTGCAGACCTACTGGCACTTGGTCAATATGAAAAGATCAAGAATGTAGTTGATCACGCAATGAAAGCTGGTATGGAACGTAATATCGGCCACGATTATACTGAAGACGTTGAAAAACGTATGAGTGTAATGAGTCGTAATTGTGTCAAGACCAATTGGACAGAAGTTGATACCATTATGGATGGTGGATTAGCAGCTGGTGAATTGGGTATTATTACCGCTTGTGCTGGTAGTGGTAAGAGCTGGGTACTATCTAAGCTAGGTGCTGAAGCTATGAAACAAGGTAAGAACGTAGTTCACTTCACTCTAGAATTGAATGAAAACTATGTGGGTCTTCGTTATGATGCTTGTTTTACTGGAATTGATTTCCAGAACATTCGTAACAACGTAGACATCGTAAAGCAGAAGATTGCTGATGTGCCTGGCAAGTTGAAGATCAAGTACTTTCCAATTAAAACTGTAAGTGCTTATAGTCTTAAGGCTCATTGTGAACGATTGGCAGTACTAGGCACCAAAGTTGATATGATTATTGTTGACTATGCTGATATTCTACGTCCATCACAGAGTGAACGTAACAGTAACAGTTATAGTGAAGCTGGTGGTATTTATGAAGAACTACGTGGTGTAGCTGGAGAACTACAAGTTCCTATTTGGAGTGCTTCACAGAGTAATCGTGCTGCTATGGATGAAGATATTATTCAGGCTAACAACATCGCTGATAGTTATCGTAAGATTATGACCGCTGACTTTGTTATGAGTCTAAGTCGTAAAGTTAACGATAAACAAGCGAATACTGCACGATTCCACGTAATTAAGAATCGTTTTGGACCAGATGGTTTGACATTCCCAAGTAAAATGAACGCTGGTTGTGGTCACATCGAAATTTATGGCGAAAATAGCCGTGAGGGTATGAGCATCTTGAATGAAATGATGGATGGTGAAAATCAAGTCAAAAAGGCTCTAAAATCCAAGTGGAACGTTCATAACAACGATGATGAAGAATAATTGATAGTATGTAACAGACAAAAAACGTACAAAAAAATTATTAAAAAGTTATAATCTAAACACAAAAAGAACTATCCAAAAGATAGTTATTTTTTACCCATATGAATAAAGAAATTTTTATAAAGAAACGAAATGGTAATACTGAAAAGTTCAATGCAGACAAAATCAATAAGATTTTACAATGGGCTACAGAAGACATAAAAGGTGTCGGATTTGAAGAAGTAGCAATGAATGCACATTTGTCATTTTTTGATGGAATGACATCCAAGGACATTCACGCAATGTTAATTGAAGCTTCTGCAAATCTTATTACAGAAGAGAAGCCAAACTATCAATTTGTGGCATCTCGTTTGTTGAATTATCAATTGAGAAAAAATGTTTGGGGTGGTAAGAATCCTCCTAAACTATATGATATCGTCAAAGCAAATATTGATGCTTTGGTATATGATGAAGAAATTTTAAATTGGTACACCAAACAAGAGTTTGATAAGCTAGATGAATTTTTACGTCATGACCGTGATTTTAATTTCACATATGCTGGTATTAAACAGTTGTGTGATAAGTATATGGTTCAAAATCGTGTAACCAAACAGATTTATGAAACCCCACAGTTTGCTTATATGCTTATCGCAATGACATTCTTTAAAGGTTATAAAGAAAATCGTCTTGATTATATCAAGAAGGCTTACAACTACTTTAGTAAGCATAAGATTAATCTACCAACCCCTATTATGGCGGGTGTAAGAACCCCAATGAAGAGTTATGCTAGTTGTTCACTATTTACTGTAGACGATGATCTGCGTAGTATTTTCAGTAACAACAGTGCTGTAGGATTTGCTACAGCTAGTCGTTATGGTATTGGATTGAATCTATCCAGACTACGTGCTACTAATGCTCCAATTCGTAATGGCGAAGTTGTACATACAGGACCAATTCCATTCGCTAAAGCATTTGAATCCACTGTAAAGAGCTGTCATCAAAATGGTATTCGTGGTGGTAGTGCAACTGTTAACTTTGCTTGGTTCCATTATGATATTTTAGATATTCTCGTATTGAAGAATAACCAAGGTACTGATGATAACCGTGTACGTAAGTTGGATTATTGTGTGGGATTAGATAAATTAATCTTTGAACGTTTCTTAAAGAATCAAGATGTAACACTATTTAGTTATCACGAATGTCCTTCACTGTGGAATACTTTCGGTATGGAAGGATTTAAGGAGAAGTACGAAAAGGCTGAAGCCAACAAAAACATTAAGTTCAAGAAGAAAGTACCCGCTCGTGAATTGATGGGTCTATTGGCTAAAGAACGTCTTGAAACAGGACGTATTTATACAATGTTCGTTGATCACGCAAATGAACACGGTAGTTGGTTGGATCAAGTAGATACAAGCAATCTATGTCTTGAAGTAAATCATCCACTAATTCCAATTTATGATGTAAATGATCCAGATGGTGAAATTGGTGTTTGTGTCTTAGCAGCACTAAATTGGTTGGAAATCAAGGATGATAATGAAATGGAAAGTGTTTGTGATATCATTGTCAGAATGTTGGATGCTTTGATTGACCATCAAGAATATTTCGTACCAGCAGCAAAGAATTTTGCTACTAAACGTCGTAGTCTTGGTGTAGGCGTAAGTAACTTGGCTGCTCTATTGGCTAAAGAAGAATTGAAGTACTGGGATGTTAACGCTCCTAACTTTGTTTCTAAGTGGATGGAAAAGACCAGTTACTATCTAATCAAGGCTAGTGTTGAAATGGCAAAAGAATTGGGTAAATGTGAAAAGTTTGATCGTACCAAGTTCAGTCAAGGTATTTTGCCAATTGATACTTATAAGCGAGATGTAGATGAATTTATTACAGAACCACTACATTGTGATTGGGAAACACTTCGTGAAGAAATCAAGAAGTACGGTATGAGACACAGTACACTTACAGCTTGTATGCCTGTTGAATCTAGTAGTGTAATTCAGAGCAGCACCAATGGCATTGAACCACCGCGTAGTGCTATTAGCTTCAAGGGAAGCAAGAGTAACATTTTGCCTGTGGTAGTTCCTAATATTGATAAGTACAAAGACAATTATACTTTTGCTTTTGATATGCCAAGTAATGAAGGTTATTTAAAGGTAGCAGCTGCTATTCAAAAGTTTACAGATATGAGTATCAGTACAAATACGTACTATATTCCATCACGTTACGAGAAGAATAAGGTGCCAGTTGAAGTTGTTATTAAAGACATCTTGTTGGCATACAAGTATGGATTGAAGAATCTATATTATGCTAATACCGATGACGGCGACAAACAGACCGCTATGGAAACAAAATCTGTTGAGGCGAAACCAAAAGTACAAGAAGAATCTGGTTGTGCCAGTGGCGCTTGTGCTCTATAATAGGAGGATATATGAAGACAGTATTAAATAAGAAAAACATAGATCAGTTACGTAATCCAATGTTCTTGGGAGAAGATTTATCGCTACAACGATATGATCAGATCAAGTATCCTAAGTTTTACGAGTTGTATGATCAACAACTAAACTTCTTTTGGAGACCCCAAGAAGTATCATTGGTGAAAGACATCAGTGACTATAAGAATCTTTCACCAGAAGAACGATTTGTATTTGATAGTAATCTCAAGTTTCAAACTATGACTGATAGTATGTTGAGTCGTAGTATTCACGAATTAATGAAGCACGTTACAAATAGTGAATTGGAAATTTGTATGAATTCGTGGAGTTTCTTTGAAACTATTCACAGTAACAGTTATACATACATTCTTAACAATGTTTACCCAGATGCTACCAAGTTCTTTGATAGTGTCTTAGAAGACGAAGAAATCGTGAAACGTGCTAAGGCTATTAGCAAGAAGTATGACGAACTATTGGCACCATCAAATGATGTTAAACAACAATTGTTTGATGCGGTACTAGCAACTCAAATTACTGAAGGGTTGATCTTCTATGTATCATTTGCTTGTAGTTTCTACTTTGGATATCGTGGAAAGATGGAGGGTAATAGTAAGATTATTAAGTTTATCAGTAGAGATGAAAATCTACACGTAGCTATTACTCAGAACATTATGAAGAACTGGATTAATAACCCAGAAGAAGGCTTCCAAGATATTGTTAAGAAGAACGAAGACAAGATCTATGCTGCTTATGAAATGGCAGTTAATGCAGAAAAAGACTGGGCTGATTATCTATTCAGTAAAGGTAATCTAGTAGGTTTGACCAGCGAAAGTCTCAAACACTATGTTGAATGGTTGGCCAACAATCGTTTATCTAGTATGGGATACAAGAAACTATATCCTACAGCCAAGACAAATCCATTGGCTGGATGGTTGGATAGTTACTACGATAGCAAGAAGTTACAGGTAGCCCCCCAAGAAACTGAATTGAGCAGTTACGTTAAAGGTGTTGATAATACCATTAGCGAGGGTGCTTTTGATGACTTCAAACTATAATTACAATTGTAAATAATTAAAAAATGTAACGGGTACTTTAAATAGTATCCGTTTTTTATTATATTTATATTCATCTTTATTATGGAAATCATTTTCGCATATCTTGAAAAAATATTGGTAATTAGTGCAGCTGGTGGGGTGCTTTTTGGAGCATTCAAGTGGGTATTTACCTTAAATCGGAACGTAAAAGAAATATTAAAAGAAGTAAAGCCTAACTCTGGTACTTCTTTAAAAGATCAAGTTGCTAAGATAGAAAAACAAGTATGTCACGATAGTAATTTAATTAATACTATATGTACCCGTCAAAAGTGGATACTTGATACCAGACCTGAACCCATATTTGAATGTGATACAAACGGCAACTGTACGTGGGTAAATGAAAAGTATTGTCAGTTATTGAAACACGATGTGGAATATTTCTTGGGCAATGGATGGAAAAATGGTGTACATAGTGAAGATTTGGAAATGGTAGAAAAAGAGTGGGAAAGAACTATTAAAGATAAAAGAAGCAGTGTTAGTACGCACAGAGTGGTTGATAGAGAGGGTACAATATATGAAGTTAAAGTAATAGCTACTAGAAATGATAATTATGGGTATATAGGACATATAGAAGTATTGGACAATAAAAAAGATTAATAATCCGCTACCTACTACTATTTATATGTATATTAATATGAAGCCTTCTAAACAACTAGTAAACAGACTTGTAAAAG